GACAACCAGATCAGCACCATCACACGGAAAGACGCACGGGCGGATTTTGGCGGGGGTGGCGGGGGATCGCCAATGGCAGACGCCAAATGTGCCAAACGGTGGGAGAGTGAACCCCAAGGAAATGTCGCCAACGGGAATAATGCCGGACGGATCAAAGAGGCAGGTAGGTCTGGAAAACCAAGCGAAGGCGACGAATTGGACCACGCCGCAGGCGCACGATGTGACGATGCGCGGAGCCGGGCAGGTTCCAAGCGCGAAGGCTGGCAACGCGTGTCTGGCGAGGGATGCAGACAACTTCCGCTCTCCCCTCCCGGCCCCGGCGACAGAACCGGGTGGTCGCACATCATTTCGCGACGACCTGACCTTGCGCCAGCACTGTCTCTCGATCACGTCGCACTTGCCGCAGGCGGTGCAGAACAGGCTGTTGAGGTCATCCGACAAGGCGAGGCTGAACCCGATTTTCGTAGAGTGGTTGATGGGCTGGCCGCCCGGTCACGCGCTCTCAAGCTGCTCGGCAACGGAGTTCACCCTTTGGTCGCAGCGTATGCGTGGCGCTCTCTCAGCTATGCCTTGGGCCTCTGGCCCGTGGATCTGGGAGCCGAAGGCGGAAGCGGTGGAGGTGCAGGATGATTTATTCTCAGCGATGCCCCCATGAGTGAGTTCTGGAAACTCAACATCGGCGACTGGAACGTCGGCACGGATGACCTGACGCTGGAGCAGGAGGCCGCTTACCTGCGCGTGATCAACGCCATTCGCCTCTATGATCAGCCGATCAAGCACAACCTGCGCGTCCTGTCGGGGCTGTGGCGGTGCAATGAACGCAAGGCGAAACGCCTTCTCGCCGACCTTGTGAGCGCCGGGAAACTGACCGTGCAAGACGGCTTGATCATCAATGAAAGGGCCGTCGAAGACGCGTCGAACCTCCGTCAATTGCGCATGGAGCGCGCGTCGGCGGGTCGTCGGGGGGGAATTGAAAGCGGAAAGGCGCGCCGTAAGGCATTGGAAAATAACGATACAGGCGAAGCAAGTGCTTCAACAAGAGAAGAGAAGAGAAGAGAAGAAGTAAGAGGTGGTGGTGATGACGCGGGCGCGCGCGAGCCTGATCCGCCCCGCTCTCTTGATTCTGAAATAGGGCCAATCAAGAAATCCGAACCATCCCAACTCGAACGCATCGTCACCGCCATGGGCGGACAACCCGGCGGGTTCACACCCGGCGGCGCCTTCCTCGGCACGATGAATGACAAGCGCGCCCTCGATCAGTGGACCGGCGACCTGGGCCTGACCGAAGACGAGATCAGCGAAGTCATCGGGCTGGTCATGGCCAAAAAGAGGGACGGGCCGCCCAACTCGTTCAACTATTTCAACAGCGCGATGCAGCGGCGGGCAGGCGAAAAGCAGGCGGCGGCGAAGCCCCTCAACCCGATTGAACCTTCCGAAGTGGAGAACAGGCATGGTATCAATGGAAATCACCACACCGCAGCGGGCGGGCGTCGATCGTCCAGCGCAGAGACCGAACTTCAACGGGCTGTCAGAGCGGCAGCGGAAGGAACATCGGGCGAGGGTTTCAATACGGGCTGATGCAATCCTCGACGGGTTCTGGCGGGATGATGACGGGCCGGCAAAGCGCGCGCTGGTTCTCGAAGGCTGGGCTGATGTTCTGCAAGGCTTCACCGAAAGCGAGATCAGAAAAGCGTGGGCGGAGTACCAGAAAACCGGGCCGCGGGCGAAAAGCGGTCGCCTGATGAAACCTGACGCGGGCGCGATCTACCGAATTGCGTACGCCGCGCGTCCACGTCCCGCGCCTGAACCGCCAGCGCCTGAGCCGGAACGCAAGCGCGTCTCTCCTGAGCGGGCGCAGGAAATGACGGATGAATTGAAGCAGCTGTTGCGGGGTGCTGGATGACCTGCCTGACGGTCAAGGCAATTGTGATCCGGTACATCCTTGAGAAGTACGCCGGCGATGTTGTCCGGCAAATGAATGAGGCGAGCGAATGAGCAAACCAGTCAACGTCTCCAAGGGCTATCGCACATCAGCGGGGTTTGAGCGCGCGGACCTGACGGAGCCCTGCCGCATGGCGGAGATCGCCGCCCGCGTCGCCGATCCTGAGTGCGCATGGTTCGTCGCCCGCGTCACGCCCGGTCAGGAATTTCAGGTCGTGGACAGGCTGGAGCGCGCGGAGACGGGGCGGCCGATGTTCTCGTTCGCCCCGACGCGCGAGGTCTGGCGGCGGTGGAACAAGTTCACGATCAAGAAGGCCATGCGGACATTCCCTGCGCTGCCGGGTTACGTGGTCATCTGCCAGTCTGCGGAGTTTCGCCGGCAACGCTGGGCGCGGGTCTATGCCTGCGATGGCGTGGTCGATGTGCTGACGGCGCCGGGTCGATCGGTTCCGATGCGGGTTCCTTCGTCCGTCGCGGGGCAGATCGTGCGCCTGTCCACGCGCGCCAATGAGTTTGAGGCGTTCATGCAGTCAGGCGCCGAGTTTGACGTCGGCGACGAAGTGCGCGTCAACGAGGGGCCGCTAGAGGGCATGGTGCGCACGGTCGAGGCCATTCATGGCGCCGAGGCTGTGGTTATGCAGGAAATACTCGGCGCGGTGCGTCGGGTGGTGTTGTCTACAAGGTCGTTGGAAAGGGTTGGGTGATGACTGAGGATGGAACGATATCAGGCAGGTATTTGGTGTTCGATTTTGAGCCATATTTCCCCGGCGGTGGCATGTGGGATATTAAGCTGAATACGCACAACTGGTCTTATGTGGAGTGCGCGGTTGATTACTTTGATAAGGCGAAGGTTTTTGATCGGTTGTCCGGCAAGTTCTGGGCGGGTGGCGGTGGTGTCGATGACCTTCGCGCGTTCATGGGTATGCGATCAGGCATCCCGGCGCCGTCATTTGAGCCGCTTACTGCGGAAAGGTATTTTGCGGATATACCTGTGGTGGATGATGACTGAAATGCTTGCACACTCACGAGTTGTAGTTCATATTCGCGTCACTTCCCCGATGGGGAATTGCAGGCGGTTGACCATCTGTGAACTCAGAGGCGGCGCCGACACTGCCAGACGCGGCAGACAACCGGGGCAATGTGCGCCGGTGCGGAAGCATACCCGCCTCTTTGAGGCTCGCTCTATCGCCTTCCTGTGCACGGGAGATGGGGCGGGCTTCATGGATGCGGCGGCGCTGAAAGTAGAAGCGCAGGACCAAAGTATGCGGGTTCGAATCCCGCCCTGCGGCCAATCCGTGGGATGGCGCGAGTGGCTAGGCGCTGGTTTGTGACTGACAATAGCGGGAGTGATCATACCGCAACGATAGGAGCCGGAGTAACGCCCGGCCCGCATCCAAGCTGACATACACGCCCCCGACGAACTGGAAGGCGTATTGTCCGCGTAACAATCCGCGCGTTAAACATCACAACGCCTCGCCCTAACCGGCGGGGCGTTTTCCGTATAGGAGCCCCAATCAATGCCGCTAACCGCATCTCAATCGCTGTTCGTCGCCGCGTATCTCGTGGACCTGAACGCCACCAATGCGGCGATTGCGGCGGGATCGGCGCGGTCCAGCGCGTTTCATGATGGTCAGGCGTTCCTTTGCAATTCGGATGTGCGCAGCGCCATCGCGGCGGAGCAGAGCGGCGATCATGCACTCCTGACCGTGGGCGATGTTCTGGAGGGGCTTCTGGAGGAGGCGACCGATAACGGCCTTAACTCCGATGCCCGCGCCCGTGTTGCTGCGTGGGGGCGGATTGGCGAATACATGGGCATGTTCCATGCCAAGACGGAACACAGCGGCGGTATTGAGTTGGATGGCGTGAACCTTGAACTGACAAGGCAGGCCGTTTCATCCCGGCGCACATGACTGAAAAACGCCCCCTGACGCCAAAGCAGCGCGCCTTCGTCGCTGAATACCTGGTCGATATGAGCGCAGCGGAAGCGGCGCGGCGGGCCGGGTACAGCAGCAAAACGGCGCGCTCCATTGCGCACGAGCTTCTGGGCAAGCCTCATATTCAGGATGCGGTGCGTGAGGCGATGGAGCAACGCGCGGAGCGAATGGGTGTGACGCAGGATGACGTCGTGATGGGACTGCTTGCGGAGACGAAGGGCGACACGCACGCCGGTCGCATCGCTGCATGGGCGCATCTCGGCAAGCACCTCGGCATGTTCAAAGAGCAGGTCGAGCACTCCGGCAATCTCGTGGTGGAGGGTTTCAATGTCACCTTCTCCCGGCCTGACGATAAACGTTCAAGCGGCTGAGGTATTCGCCCCGCTCTGGGAGAAGCCAGCACGGTTCAAGGGCGCCCATGGCGGGCGCGGGTCAGGAAAAAGCCACGACAGGGCGCAGGCGGTCATTCTCGCCATGCTCGAAGGCAAGCGGATCGTCTGCCTTCGTGAAGTCCAGAACACGATCAGAGATTCCGTTCGGCAATTGCTGGTCGATACAATCCAGCGCATGGGCATCGGGCATCTGTTCGAGGTGCTGGACGCGGAGATACGCGGGCCGCTGGGGTCCATCTGCATCTTCCGGGGGATGCGCGACGCCAACGCGGAGTCGATCAAGTCGCTCGAAGGCTTCGACATTGCGTGGTTCGAGGAAGCGCAAACCATGTCCAGCCGGTCGATGGACCTGCTCATCCCGACAATCCGCAAGGACGGCTCGGAAATCTGGTTCACATGGAACCCGGCCAAGCCGTCTGACGCAGTGGACCGCCTGTTGCGCCAGACAGAGCCCGGCAACGCCATCGTGGTGCAGGCCAATTGGAAGGATAACCCCTGGTTTCCTGAGGTGCTTCACGACGAACGTGAGCGGTGCGCCCGCGACGAGCCGGAGAAGTATCCTCACATCTGGGAAGGTGACTACCTCGCAGCCTCTGACATGCAGTTTATCCCCCGCCCCCTCGTTGTCGCCGCCCGCAAGGCCGACGCGGCGCACATGCCTGATGACGAAAGGGTCATGGGTGTGGATCTTGCGTGGGGCGGCGCTGACGAGACGGTCATCGCCTACCGCTGCGGACAGGACGCGCGCACGCACAAATGGGAGACCATGCGCCTCTCCGACACGATGCAGTTGGTGGGAAAGGTCGCCGAAGCCTATCACCGCTTCCAGCCCGATGCGCTGTTCATAGACAACGGCGGCGCGGGCAAGGGAGTCTGTGATCGGCTCATGCAGCTTGGCCTGCCGCTGATCGCCGTGGACAGCGCCGCCAAGCCTGATGGCGAGATCGGCGGCGTGAAGGTGGCGAACAAGCGCGCGGAGATGTGGGCGCGCATGAAGGTGTGGCTCAATGGCGCCGCGATACCTGACGACGAATTACTCGACGCCCATCTGACCGGGCTGGAATACGACTTCAACCCGCGCAACGAGATCGTTCTCGAATCCAAGCAGAAACTCCGCCGCGAAGGCCGCCCGTCACCGGACAGGGCGGACGCGCTGGCGCTGACATTCGCCTTTCCCGTCGTCACCCGAAAGATGCGTCAGGCCATGCCGGACCTTGCTCGTCAGGGTCCGGGGCCCAAGCGCAACGCAAATCCGTATCTCAACAAGTGAGGCCGCCCATGTGCTTTTCAGCCGGTACGCCAAAAGAGCCCCGCAAGGCCAAAAGCCCGGACGTTGACGTCGCGGCCACCCGCGCGCGCGTTAAGGGCGGCATGGCGGGTTTCGGGACAACGCAGGTGACAGGCGGCGGCGGTGTCACGGGCCTTGCGCCCCTCGCCAAGCGGAAGCTGGGAACCTGACCATGTACCGTCCGGGCAAGCGCTCCACGAAGATCGACGGCGATGCTGCGCGCGAGATGCGCGACAAGCTGGAAGGTCAGTTCGGGATGCTGAAAGACGACCGTCAGCAACACGAGCAGGTGTGGTCCGAAATCCGCAATCTCGCGCGGCCCGGCAAAAAGCGGTTTCACCTTTCCAGCGCCGACCATGACGAGGGTGATGACACCTTTGTCGGCGCGCTGGATGCGGAAGTGCAATACGCCAGTCGCACGCTGCGTGCGGGCCTGCACGGTGGGCTGACGCCGCCTTCGCGCAAGTGGTTCAACCTCAAGTCAGACGACCCGGACCTGAACCAGTCGCACGCTGTCAGCCAGTACTTCCACGAGGTCGAGCGCCGCATGATGGACGTGCTGGCGGGCTCCAACTTCTATTCCTCCATGCAGACGCTCTATGGCGAATTGGGCAATTACGGGCAGGGGCCCATGCTGATCTCGCCAAACCGCAAAGACGTGATCCGCTGCTATTCCATGGAGATCGGGGAGTACTGGCTGGGCGCCGATGAACATGGCGTCCCGAACACGGTTTACCGCAAGTGTCGCATGACCATTGACCAGATCGCGCGCGAGTTCGGTCTGGAAAACCTCTCGCACAAGGCGCGCGAGGCGTATGACCGGGGCGATTATTACACCAAGGTCACAGTCGTTCGCGCGGTCACGCCTCGGCGTGAGAAGGACGGGAACGCGCGGTCATACTCCAATCGCAACATGCCATTCCTTTCGGCGGCATGGGAGGAAGGCTCCAACAAGGAAGACATGCTGCGGGTCAGTGGCGTTGATGACGGCGCGCTGGTCTGTCCGCGCTGGATGACGGCGGGATATGATGCGCACGGCGTCGAGTTTCCCGGCCTGTCTGCGCTCCCCTCTGCGCGCGTCCTCGAATACTATGCGCGTCGCAAGGCTGAGTTTGTCGATCTGAGCGTTCGACCGCCTATGCAAGCGCCTGCCATATTTCAGTCGCACGAAAAGAACTTCGTCGCTGGCGGTATCAGTTTTGTGGATGACGCCACCTTGCAGCGCGGCGGGCTCAAGCCGATCTTCGAGGCAAAAGGCGATATCGGGCCAATGACCGCCGACATTGCGGATGAACGCCGCCGCGTCAATCAGGGCTACTTCTCCGATATCTTCATGATGTTCCAGAACCCCGGCGTGGTCGAGGGCGTAAAGCCGACCGCCGCGCAAATTCACGCGCAGCATGAGGAAAAGCTGACCATGCTCGGCCCGGTTCTGGGCCTCGTCGGACAGGAAAGTCTCGACCCCTCCATCGGGCGCACGTACTCGCTGATGGCGCAGGGCGGCCTTCTGCCGGAAGCGCCCATCGAATTGCAGGGCAAGGATATCAAGATCGAATACGTCTCGCCGCTGGCGCAGGCGCAGAAAGCGGTCGGCGTCGGCGCCATCGAGCGCCATATCGGCATGGTCGGAACGCTGGCCGAACTGGAGCAGGCGCAGGGCGAAGCTGCGGCGTCTCTGGATATCCGGGCGACGATCGAGGAATTCGCGGACATGATCGGCACGCCGCCGACAATCATGCGCTCGAAAGACGACGCTCGCGAGTTGCTGAAAGCGGAAGCCGAAGGCGCGGAGCAGGCGCAGATGATGGCGGCCATGCAGCCCGCCGCGCAGTCCGCGAAGCTGATATCCGAGGCGGCGGCGCGTGGTCAGGACATTCAGCGGTCTGAGGGCGTGCTTTGACCGGCGCGGCAAACCCCTTCCTCCTGGGCGGACCCATCACCGAGCAGGAACGCGAGGCGCAAGAGGATGCGAAGCGCGAGGCGGAAATCATCGCGGCGGGGTGGCGGCGGATTATCGAAACGGTCGAGGGGCGCGCGGCGCTCCATCACCTTCTGGCGTTCTGCGGCGTCAACCGTACCTCATTCACCGGTCAGGCTCTCAGCATGGCCCTTCTCGAAGGAAAGCAGGAAGTCGGCAGGTACGTGATGGCGCAAGCCTTCGCCGTCGATCCTGCGCTCCAGCTAAGGATGATCAAAGATCATGACGACAGAAAACGAAGGGGCTGACGCCCCCGGCGCCGAAGGCGCGCAAGACACTCCCGATGCGAAAGATACCGCCGCCCCATCACAGGGCGGCGGTTCTGATTCCGGGGCTCCCGAAGGCGCGAAGGCGTCAGTACCCGATCAGGGCGAAGGGAAAGAGGACACCCCGAAAGAGGGTGAAGGCGACGGCGACGATAAGACGAAAGCCGACGGCGAAGAAGGCGGCGCTCCGGCGCTGGAATTGACACTGCCTGACGATGTTCCGGTCGATGCGCCGGAACGGTTTGACGCCTTCAAGGCGCTGATGACGGAGGCGCGGGATGAAGCCGTGGCTGATGGCATTGACGCGACGGCTGCAACAAAGGCCATGGCCGCGCTCGGCGACAAGCTGATCGCGGGCGAGGCCGAGTTGGTCAAGCAACAGGTGGCGGCGCAGGAAACCCAGAAGACCGAATGGGAAGCTGCGGTGAAAGCCGACAAGGAAATGGGCGGGGCGAATTTCCCCGACACCATGTCCCTCGTCGCGCAGGTCAGGGACAGCGTTGGTGAGGGCGGCGAGCCCACGCCGGAAGCAAGTCTGACGTCCGTCTTTGTGGACGCAGGCATCGACAATCACCCCGAAATCATCCGGCTCGTCGCCGGTTGGGGCCGGGATATGGCCGAGGACGATCCTTCGGGCGGCTCTGGCGGCGGTTCGCCGCGACAGCCATCCGCAGCCGAAGTCCTCTACGGCAAGAAATCCTGAAAGGAATAGGATATGGCCGCACTGGCACAGACTTATGCGTCGATGGTGGACGTCCTCAAGGCGCAGGAAGGCGGCAAGGCCGCTACCATCATCAACCTGCTTGGGCAGGCTCACGGCGTCATCAACGACTTCATGGCGAGCGAATGCAACATGGGCGCGCAGATGCTCCACACTGTTGCGACCGGCCTGCCGACCGGCGCATGGGGTGCTCTCTATCAGGGTACGCCGCAGTCCAAGGGCGCGCGTCAGCAGGTTACGGACGTCACCGGCTTCTACGAGCAGAGCTGCGCC